CGGTATTTTGCCTGTTTTGGCAGCGATGGAGAACGCTTTCAATAAATTCCTGCTGTTGGAAAAGGAAAAGAAGGAATATTTCTTCTTGTTTGACACTTCCAGCATCCTCAAAATGACCATGCTGGAACGGTATCAGGGCTATGAAATAGCCTTAAAAAATGGTTGGTTACAGGTGGATGAAGTCCGTAAAATGGAAAACATGCCGCCGTTAGGGCTTGATTTTGTGAAACTCGGACTCGGAGATGTCCTCTATGATCCGAAGGACAAACAGATCTATGCCCTTAATACCAATGCCGCCTATAAGCTGGGCGAACAGCCACAGCTGGGCGGTAATCTTCAGGGAAAGGAGGGAACTTGATGCAGATTGAGATTCGTGCTGACAACACGGCGCTCATTACCGGGTATGTTAACGTAGCCGGAAGAGAATCCAGGGTGCTCCGTGATGCCAGCGGGCCTTTTGTTGAGGTCGTGCAGCCGGGAACGTTCCAGCGTGCATTGGAAAAGAATCCCGTCGGTCTGATGTTTAACCATCGGCAGGCTCTTGGCTCTACCGAGGATGTCCTGGAACTTAAGGAAGACAACATCGGACTGTATGCCAGGGCATTGGTTCACGATTCTGACATCGTGGAAAAGGCCAAGGCAGGGCAGCTGACCGGCTGGAGCTTCGGCTTTTTCGTTGACAAAGACGAATGGAAGACCAAGGAAGACGGCATGAGGCTGCGCACGTTGGAGGATATTGACCTGGCGGAAGTATCTATCCTGGACATGACTCCTGCCTATATCGCTACCAGCATCGAGATGCGTGGCGAAAAGGAATCCCTGAAGGAATTCCGGAACATCAGTGAGCCGGTCAACGTGATCCAGCCGGAAGAACGTACCGAGCCGGCACCGGAAGCTCCGGAACCTGAGAAAAAGGAAGACGTTGTCGACATGGCTGATTTAAAACGTCAGCTTGAATTTATTAAATTAAAGTAAAAAGGAGAGAAAACTAATGAATTTTAAGGCTCTTATCGAAAAACGTAACGACATTGTAGACCAGATGTCCCAGCTGTTCGGTGCTGCCGAAGCTGAAAAACGCGCTTTGTCCGCTGAAGAAGTGGAAAAGTTTGATGGTCTGAAAGCTGAAATTGCATCTATTGATGCCACTCTGAAGGCTGCTGAGGAAGCTCGCGGCTTCGAACCCATGAAGGAAACCAAAAAGGAAAGCTCCGAAGAAGCAGAAGTTCGTGCCTTCGAAAAATTCCTGCGCGGTGCAAAAGTTGAAGAGCTGCGCTCCGGCGAAACTCAGCTGGTAGACGGTTCCTCCGGTGTAGTTCTGCCGAAGACTATCGCTAAACGTATTCTGGAAGCTGTTAAGAACATCAGCCCCATCCTGGCTAAGTCTGACCTGTACATGGTAAAAGGCACCCTGGTATTCCCGAAATATGATGAGACCAGCGACAGCATTACCGTGGCTTACGCTTCCGAATTCACTGATCTGGCTGAACATTCCGGCGTATTCACCACTGTATCCCTGGCCCAGAATCTGGCCGGCGCTCTGGTTAAGATTTCCCGCAGCCTGATTAATAATTCAGATTTTGATGTGGTATCCTACGCAATTGCTAAAGTTGCTGAAGCCATTGCAAAATTCTTTGAAGGCGAACTGCTCGCCGGTACCGGCGCTACCGGCCATATGACTGGTGCTCTGGTTGGCGGTACTTCCGTTACAGCTGCTGCTGCTACAGCTATTAGCGCTGACGACCTGATTAACGTTCAGATGGCCGTTGCTCAGAAATATCGTGACAACGCCGATGCTTGCTGGATTATGACTACCAGCACCCTGACTGCCATCCGCAAACTGAAAGACAAAGAAGACCGTTATCTGTTGACTCCGGATTATGCTGCTGGTTTCGGCTATACCCTGTTAGGTCATCGTGTATTTGAATCCGATGCTATGGACGCAATCGCAGCCAGCAAAAAGACCGTTCTGTTCGGCGATTTCAAGGGATTAGGCGTTCGCATTACTCCGGAAGTTCAGATGCAGGTACTGAATGAGAAATTCGCTACCCAGCACGCAACCGGTATCGCAGCTTGGGTAGAAGCTGACTCCAAAGTGCTGGATGCAAAAGCCATTGCTTATCTGACCATGGCTGCTTCTGATCCGTCCTGATTGAGGTGATACCATGGCTAAATACGAAGCACTCTGCAGCTTTGCGACCATCGACAAGGCCGCCAGCAAAGGTAGTATCGTTGAGCTGGATGATGTGACAGCTAAAGACCTGCTGCGGGCGGGCTACGTTAAAGCCGTGGCTGCTGAAAAACCGGCGGAAGCGCCGAAACCGGAAGCACCGAAAAAGAAGGCACCTGCTAAGAAGAAAACAACTGCTAAGAAAGGGTGATAGTTATGCTGGTAAGTGAACTGACCGTGGCTAACTTAAAAAACTATCTGCGGGTGGACACTAACATTGATGATACCCTGCTGGCAGTGATTCTTCCGGCGGCTAAACGTTTCTGTGCCCAATACACCGGCCTGACATTGGAAGATCTGGATGATTATGAGGATATGCCGCTGGCCGTATTGGCCGTGGCTGCGGACATGTATGAAGTCCGCCAGGTTACCCTGAACGGTACGCAGATCAATCCGACCACGGCGCAAATCCTCGGAACCTATAGCACTAACCTGCTACCGTCTGAAGGTGATACCAATGCTTAGACGTACAAACCGACTTGCAACCGAACTGAATAAACG